CATTTCCAATAGTGAAGGGGGTGGTAGAAAGAGGGAAGAGTATGCTGCTACCACCCACAGCGCCTAGGAATGTGTTTTTGAAACTAGTGAGGAGGTTCATCAGATCCGTATTGAAGAACAGACGGAGATACACATTACTTGCGGGGGAAGGGGGGTCTCCAGCATTATAGGCGGTAGGGACAAAGGCGGGGACGGGCGCTTGGGTTCCAGTAGGTAAGCCCGTACGGGGATTTGCTAGACTAGGATTCAACTGGCCGCAGACATTGAAGGCCCGTGTGTCGCCGTAGAGTTCAAAAAGTTTGGTAATTTCATTATACTTGATAAAGGGAACATCATGGTCGAGGAGGAAACTGGCAAACGTGGGGTAAGGGGGAGGATCTGCAGTCGGGAGGTTGCCCCAGAAAATGAGAAAGGACGTATAGGTGTCAAGCATCGCAAGTTCTAGGGTCGTATTTACCATCTGGGCGAAATGGCTGTAGGTATATACCCAATAATACCGGGTAGATAGGTCTTGCTTCGCTATGCCCGTGGCTGGGACTTGCGGAACCGGGGCAATCTGCGTATTTTGGATTTCGGGGACATATGCGATAGAACGACTTTCGGGGGCAAGGGTTATTACTGCAGTCGCAGCAGCACCAAGAGTATCCGTATAGTTCCATTCCCGCTGATAGGCAATTGCTAGATTGTAGATGGTCTTATTCGGATCATTCTGTAAGCCATCTAAGGTCACCGTCCCGTTCGTCTGAATGAGGGGAATGAACAGAGGCAATTCGCGGCCGGGACCGTTCATCGTAAATTTGATAATGGAGAAGTTGTATTGAGAGGCATCTTTGATGATAGGCGCATCACGGGTCTCGTTGAACTTCACCGGCTGGGGAGGCTGGGACACAGTTAGGTCAGCCGTCTTGGTAGAGGTCATCATTGCGTCAAAATATATCATCTCGCTATCGGCCCCGCCGTCTACTATACTACGAAACGAATAGGACATTCTATACTCTATAAATATTTTTACTTCCCCAAATTGCTATAAGTCTTCGCAACAACGAACTCGTCGGGGGTCATACCGGATTTTTGTATCATCTGCCGGTATTTTCCTATAGGCATTCTGTAATAAAGGAGGCGACAGACACAATGACGGCCGCATGTCTGCACGTCATTCGCCATTTTCTGGAGTTGAACCTTGTTGAAGATAACATGACAGCCACTTTCCTCTAGAAGCCGGGTCAAATCGGGGTGATCCATTCGCATCCGTTCCAACTGGTTCTTAGAAAGTCCGTCCTTCTGTGCGTCTGGGGGCTCTCCGTAAGGGTCAAAAAATTCTATCTGGCGGCCGTCTTTTATCATCGCCGTCCAATGCCCTTGGTTCTCGCTTTGCTGGGGGTAGAAAATGATAGCACGGCCGCGACTATCGAATAGTTCGCCGATGTTCTGCACATCCTTTATTTTCGGATACGGGGAGATTTCTATATTCCCTCCCAATAAGCCACGGATATCATCATCGCTTAGTGGGTAGGCTTGGGCTTGTTTTTCTGCTCCAGCCGATAGGCTCATCTATTAAGAAGCGGGAATAAACCAATTAATAGAATCCCCACCGTCAATTGCTGTATTGCAGACTATAACGAAGGACCCCGTCCCCGGTGTAATGCTCTTGATGTATTGAGCACCCCCGCCTCCTCCAGTGTGAATGTATGTTGCTATAACTACACTAGAAGGCTTACATGCCGTGGCGGGGATTGTTGCTGTAGCACTACCCCCCATCGCCTCCACATAAATTCCGGAGGTGGGTTCTGGAAATGCCACCCAATCGGGGGACAAGGCGACGGAGGGGTCCGCCCCCCCCGTGACAGTTTGAAGGACTGCGAATGAATTATTGACGAGTGATGACTGCACTAACATTCCGGGGGTATATGTGCTTGTTACATCCCAAACACCGGCAAAACGTAATACTCCAACGGGAAATGACATCTATGGAGTAGGGCTTTTTTTAATTAAGAATGTATCTTTCACTAACGGTCTGGGTATTGGGATTCGGCCCAGCTGTATACCCCATAGCCAGCACTCGAAGTAGAGGCCCGGCCGTCCAGCCCGTCGTTGTTCCATTAATACCGGTCACATTCATAGAAAGAATGGGCTGGGAAGCATAGATAGATGGTTGTGGAGAAATAGCCGTCCAAAATGCCGATGGAACGCCAGTAGCAGAAACGGGAGGAGTATTTACGGGAACAATTCCTACTGCCGTGTAGAAGATACCATTACCAGTTCCACCGAGCCCAAAACCAGAAAATATGACAGTCTGACCGTTTGTATATAGACCCGTAGTAGTCCAAGTTTGGAAGTTAGACCCATTCGTCCACGGATTGAAAGCGAGCACGCAGTTCTGAAGAGGGATATGATTTACATCTGGGTAGAGATCGTAGGGGTCGCGCAGCCCCCAATCTTGACTGTCGGGTTGCCCTACGCCCGTTTGGTTTGTAATGCGCGGTGCATCATACGCATATATTAGATATGTAAATCCAGCATAGAGATTTGTTCCAGTCTGACCGCTATTCTGACCTTGGCTATTAGAATAGGCCCAGCGTGTATTATAGAACGATGACGTGGGAGGATTACCATCATCGTAGGAGTATAGATTGAGTGCTATAACACCAGCCGTAAAAATATTTGTATTAACTGCCGGTTGAATGAGGGCCCATACGCTCTGAATTCTGTCTTGGGCTGGATTAGGACTGTATTTTTTGTATGGTAGGAGTGCTGCTGGTGCCCCAAATCGGGGGTTGTACATGAACCAGTTAAAACCGGCGTTGCCGACTGGCTTTGTATATAACCAACAAGGAGTGCCTTCCGGAGTCGTGGACGAGGTCGGGGCCGTTGCATCCGGAACAATTGCCGTCGCCGGTGTTCCATCATTATTTGCAGCCAGTTCGGTTACATCAGATGTGAGTGGGAGGGCTGGGAATATCCCAACTTTGTTTTGAAGACCTTCTACATTAATGTTGCTCTGGGCTATCGCCAGTAAGTCTATATTTGGGCCGCTTGGAGTAATCGTAATAGACCCGTCTGGGCTTTGGAGAGTAATCGCACCAGTCAGAGCATTTAGCGCAGTAACACCGCCGCCACCGCCAGAAATTGGAAAGGCAACCCAATTTGGAGCTAAGGCAACCGAAGGGTCAGCACCGCCCGTCACAGTTTGAAGGACAGCATACGAATTACTCACTAGCGATGACTGAACGAACAGTCCGGGCGTATATGTGCTTGTAACATTCCAAATACCGGCATATCGTAATACTCCAGATGGAACTGACATCTATAATATATTCCTAAAATAGAACTGGATGATGAACCACGGAAGTCCCCTAACTAAGGATCATAAATTTAAGAAGTCTGATACAGCACCCGTAAAGCAGAAGCCCAAGATATCAAACGGGGTTGCGAAGCGTATACTGAAGGATAAGACAGCGGGATTTGTGGCCACCTTTTGGCTCAATAATCATATAGAGAATAAGGTTCAAGGGGAATGTCTACCAAAGTCCTTTATCTCTAATGATTGCATAGCAGAAATCACTAGAACTTATGGGGCTGGTGCTGAAAAGGTATTTGAGGATATTCGGGTAGCATATAGGCGGGAATTCGGTATTCCCGAGCCAGTAAAGCCGGTAGCAAAAGAGACGCCGGCTGTAGAAGCCGAGGAAGAGACGGAAGAAGAGGAGGATGAAGTCCAACTTCCCTTTTAATCCCTAATTAACATCCGCGCGTGGGTAGCCGATACGATGAACTGAGGGAAATTTTTGTAAATGCAAATCCAGCGTCCCATCTTCTTTAAATCCCGTATGTCATCCTTGGTCATTCCTACGTGCGTTTTGAGGAGGTAGTTGAGGGCGTGGAACGAGGTTGCCATAGGATATACGACGATATGGGTTGCCTCGTTGAGGAGCAGTCTGGTCTTCTTGTAATTGGTAAGGTAGTGGGACAGACACAACATAGTAGTGTTAGTATGGCGACCCATAGTGGCGAGGTCATCTATTAGTTTATGAACTATTTTTTCTGCGGGTCCGGTGAATGTATCGTAGTCATCAAAAATCACCATACAATTCTTGAACTCATCTAGGTTAGGGAAATCGTCAATCAGCGACTGGATATTGATACGCTTGGCAGCCGGCTTCATTTTGTCTAGTGTTCCAGCGTCCTCTGCAAGTTTGCTGATGAGATAAACGCTGCGGTCGGGGAACAGTTTCTGATAGTATTCCCCCAAACCCTTAGCAATATAAGACTTGCCAGAGCCACTCGCACCAGCGATATAGAACACATCACGCCGTTTCGGGTCAGCCGACGGCAGCAATTCAAACGCACCACTTTCTAATGTAACCTCCTTAGAGGTCGTTTCATCAGATAGAATGCGCTCGTATAACTGTTTGCCTAGTGCTGTCTCGCCGATAAGTTGGTCGGGGTCTAGACCCTTATCCCGTGCCTCCTCTAAACGAGCCATCAACCGCACCCTCTCTTGGGGCTTCACTGTCCGGAGTTCAGCTGCATACGTATTAGCAATTATAGAGTGCCCCTTCTTGGAAGATGCCTTCGGTTTAGATCCATCGGGGGAATCTTCATGAAGATAGAGAAGATTACCGTCCTCTTCGCCGCCTTTGACAATCGCAATCGGGCGCGCACCCTTGCCGGGCTCAAAATTGAGGTGTGGCATTTATACCCTAGGAACAGAAATTTTAATAAATCTCCAAACACTTATCGGACCCCCATGTAAAATCGGGTAATCGTAAATGATTTTAACATTTTGGGGGCTTTTTTACGAGCCAGTTTTTCGCTTATTTACCGAGAGGGAGGATATTTTTAAGGGTGGTCTTCATGATTTTTACCGTGCCCTCATTGTTAATTCCCTCCAGCTCTGCAATCAGTTTATCTAGCTTCCTCTTGATAGAAGTCGCCGGGCTTTTAAGAAGCGCATTGAGGCTGCCTATAATGCCGTTTTCCTTGCTCAGAAAGTCCCGTAATTGATACAGATTTCCCATGCGAGCCTTCATTTCGTCTATTTGGCTGAGGATTTCCTTGAGATTATAGGCAGAGGAAGGGCGATCCAGTAGGCCGCGTAACGTCTGCAAGTCTCCTATGATTTGATATAGGCGTCCTAGGTCAGAGTTCATGATAGGAATCAGCACAGCGGCGGTAGCGGTGTCCTTGCGCAACTTACAGAGGGCGAAGAAGCGCTTAAGGGCTTTAAAGGGGTTGGTCCGGTTGTAGAACATTATATCGTTGGTAAGGCTCTGGACTATATTGGACGGCTTCTGCGATACTAATTTCCCATTCAGATAGGTATCATAGATGGTTGAGAACTCCGTATAGCGGTCAGCGATATTCGCAACAGCATCTACTTTTATAAGGCCGCCAGAGGTTGCGGCATCCTCTAGAGTGAAACGGTGGCCTCTATACTCTTGAAAGCCCTCCAGAATTTGCTGGGGCTTCCAGCGCAGAACGTGGAATTTGATAGTCTTCTTCGCAATAATAAATCCAAGTTCGGTCGTGGCTTTGTCGAGTAGTTCATTGGCCTCCTTTGCCTCCGCTGGACCAATGATGTTCTTGTTTCGTAGATTGTCAATTCTGCCCTTGGATTCTGTGGGATTGAAGTTCTGCACCTTGCCGTCTATAATTCCCGCGTTCTCATTGAAGACATCCCATATCTTCTCTTCTCCACATTTGATATCACCAATGAAGCAGTCGGGGAGGGCCCTTAGTCTCTTAATAACATCCCGGAGATTGTGTACCATTTCGGCCGCATTGGATATCCTCACCTTTTCCATACAATCAAAGTCGGCTGAATACTGCTGAGACCGAAGGGAGGCCGATCCAACAAGGAGGAATTTCTTGAGGTCTGTCATGCTCATCGCCTCAAAGATTTTTAGCACTTCTTGGGAGTAGTTATCGGGAAAAGCCTTCGTTGCAAGGGCATCCATATCTATTTGTGTTCTTTTTTTTTTATATTTTGTTCTTATATTATTTCTACTAATCTTGGAATAGTGTAGGGTTTGTGTAGGGTGTGTAGGGTAAATCGCAGAGTTTGGTGGCTGGCTGGAATTTTACTCTCCCGAGGGGCAACTCTGCGGTAGACCCTACACACCCTACACTACCCTACATTTTCTACTAATCTTCCCATATTCCCAATAGAAATATTATATCTTGTCAGCAGCCTTCTTATAGAAAGCCTCGTCCTTCTCAATCCCTATTGCTGAGCGGTCCATATCGTATGTGGTAAAAAAGTTATTTCCGGTGAGATAATTTCTAAGGAAGTGATATATGGCCGACTTTCTCGCCAATCTCTCCAAGTCCCTCGTCGCCGACCGTGGTGTTTCTGAATCCACGGCAAACCTCTATCTCCGAACTCTGTTGATGCTCAACGACAAGAAGCCCTTTACCACCCTCGCCTTTCTCAAGAAGAAGGATC